TGAGCGCGTGCAGCTGCTCAACAAAGAGTGAGCCGCCGCCTGTCATCAAGACCGAGTTCATCCGGCCGGCGGTACCGGCAACGGCAAAGGTGCCATGCGTGGTGAGGCCGGCGCAGCTCCCCGATCGCGATCTGACGGAGAGGGAAACCAGTGATTTTCTGGCCGGAGCCAGGGCCGAAGTCAGGATTTGTGATGTGCGCCGCCGGGCGGCGGTCTCGGCGATCGAGGGGAATTGAGCGTGAACAGTTCGAATGCGGCATTCGACCAAGCAGAACAACTGGCCGAGGCTGAGCGCGAGGCCGGCATCGTCTCGGCAAGAGCTGCTCTTTCCGGAGGCGGCTTTACCCATTGCGTCAACTGCGGCGTGGCAATTCCGCTTTCCCGCCGCAAGGCCCTGCCAAGCGCCAAGCGGTGCTTTGAGTGCCAGCAAGCTTACGAACTCGATCAGGTGATGATGTAATGGAGACGCACCAATTGTTGAATATGGGACCGCTTGAAGGCTGGATCGGGATCGTTCTGGGGGCGATCGCCATCCTCGGCCACGCCAAGGGGTTCTTCTCGTCCGGTGAAAAGAAGCTCGCCGAGGATCTCAAGAAGACGGGCGACGACATTGAGGATGTCGATGACGCAATTGTCGGCATGCAGAAAAAGCTGACCGAACATGATCGGCGCATTCAATTTGTTGAAGGCGAAATGAAACATCTGCCCGACAAGGACGGGCTGCACAAACAGCAGCTCGAAATCACCGAAATGCGCGGCGATATCGGCGTCATTAAAAAGTCGATCGAGACGACGGAACGTACGGCGCGGCGTGTCGAAGAATACCTGCTGAAGCGAGGGGACTGAAATGAAGGAAGGTTATGCTGCCTGGATCGACGAAAACATCCGGCTGATTATCCTGAAAGCGCTTGGCGACGAAGATGACGCCACACTGAATGTCTTTATCCTGGGCAAGGTGATCGAGAGTTTTGGCCACAAGAAGACGCCGGAATATATCCGCAACCAGCTGCTCTGGCTGGAAAAACAGGCGGGTGCGGTGCGCACCACGGTGCTGGGCACCGAGATGATGGCGACATTGACCAAGGCCGGCCGCTGGCATGTCGAGCGCCGCCATCTGCTGTCCGGCATCCAAAACCCTTCAGATCTGGATTGAGGTGATCATGGGCAAGCATCAGCGCCCCCGCCTGTCGTCGATCGAGCAGCTGCCGGATGAGTGCGGCGGCGTCATCGCCTGGGCGGCGCAGGAGCTAGCCAAGCGCGATGCCTCGCTGACCGATATCTATGGCGAATTCCGGCGAAAGCTCATTGCACTGCAGGGCGAACTTGGCCTTGGCTTCGATATCCCGTCATTCTCCGCTTTCGGCCGCCACTCCATTCGCGAAGGCAATCTGCGTGGGCGGACGGCGCGCGCCCTGCTGCTCTCCAAATCGCTCAACGAGAATGTCGACGGCAAGGATGCCGACGAACTGACCAAGGCCGCGACACTGACACTCAAAACCTTGATCTTCGAAATGGTGGAAGGTGCCGGGGAGGCAGGGTTTGAACCCAAGGAAGCCATGGCGATGGCCAGCGCCATGCGCCAGTTGCAACAGGCTGAGAACCTTTCGACCGCGCGGCGGCTGAAGCTCGATGAGGAATTTGCCGCCAAGGCTGAAAAAGTCATCGACCAGCTCGGTAAGGAGAAGGGCATGTCAACCGAGACGATCGCCCAGCTGCGCCATCAGTTCCTCGGCGTTCGGAAAAAGGAAACATCGTGAGCGAGGCGGAACCAATCCCCAGGGAGCCGGACAGGCTACCACCGGAGTTTTCGCGCGGCGGCGATATCCCCGACGATCTCGACCCGCTGGCCGAAGGCGTGTTGATGCGCCATCAGGCCGAATGGCTGGAGGATCAATCGGATCTAAAAATCTGCGCCAAGGGACGGCGGACCGGCATCACGTTTGCCGAAGCGCTCGACGACACGCTGATCGCGGCCGCCAAGCGCTCGGCAGGCGGACAGAACGTCTTCTATATCGGCGACACCAAGGACAAGGGCCGCGAGTTCATCGGCTACGTAAAACACTTCGCCTACACGGTCGCCAAGGAAATCGCCGAGATCGAGGATTCGCTGTTCATCGACGAACGCGCCGATGGCACAACGGCTTTCATTTCAGGCTACCGGATTTCGTTTGCCTCGGGCTTCCGCGTCGAGGCGCTATCGTCCAGGCCGGAAAACATTCGCGGCCTGCAGGGCACAGTGGTGATCGACGAAGCGGCGTTCCACAAGAGCGTCCGCGACGTGCTCGATGCGGTCAACGCGCTGCTCATCTGGGGCGGCAAGATCAGGGTGATCTCCTCGCATAACGGCATCCTCAATCCGTTCAACGAACTGATAAGGGAAGCCGAGGCCGGCAAGGTGCCGTTCTCAATTCATACCATTCCATTCAAGCTGGCGATCGACAACGGCTTGTTCAAGCGCGTCTGCTTGACGACGGGAAAGACCTGGTCGCCGGCAACTGAGGCAGACTGGGAAGCCAAGATCCGAGCCTCCTATGGATCCCGCACCGCCAAAATGAAACAGGAGCTGGATGCGATTCCCGCCGAGACCGAGGGCGCAGCACTCACCCGCGTCATCATCGAGAGCTGCATGTCGGCTGACATCCCCGTGGTGCGCTGGGATCGCGATGACGATTTCAAGAATCTCACTGATGAAGAGCGCCGCCGGCAGGCTTTGCAATTCTGCGAACGCGATCTGAAGCCGCTTTTAAAGCGCCTTAATCCGGCCCGCGAACATGCTTTTGGCGAAGACTTCGCCCGCAAGGGCGACAAGACCGCGATCATCCCGCTGGAGATCGGCACCGATCTGGTACGCCGCGCCAGCTTTGTCCTGGAACTGAAGAACATAACCTTCGACGAACAGCGCGACATTCTGTTCTACATCGTTGACCGGCTTCCACGGCTGGTCGGAGGGGCGCTCGATGCCACGGGCAACGGCTCCTATCTCGCCGAAAAGGCCGCGCAGAAATATGGCGAATGCATCGTCGAGGTGATGATGACCGCCACGTGGTACAAGACCAATATGCCGGCCTATATCGAGGCGTTTGGCGACAAGAGCATTTTGTTGCCGAAAGACGCCGATGTGCTCGCCGATCACCAGGCGCTTGCTTATGTCGGCGGCATCATCAAGGTGCCGGACAATCATTCGACCAAGGGCGTCGACGGCTATGATCGCCACGGCGATACCGCGCCGGCCGGGGCGCTCGCCTGGTTTGCCAGCCATCAGGATTTCATCGCCTACGCCTATGAAACCGACCGCAAGCCGGCGGTGGGCAGCGCACAACATACCTATCCCGAAGACGAGGACAGCAGGACACTCGATGTCCGCCTGAGAGGATCATTGTAATGACAACTTTCCGCGATTGGTTGGGCAGGGTCATTGCCGGCAGGGATCTGTTCAGCGATATCGCCGGGGCACGCGTCGGCGGCATGCGGAGCTGGTGGTCTGACCATCCGGCAGATGGGCTGACGCCGAGAAAGCTTGCGGCCATTCACCTTGCCGCCGCCCAGGGCAGCCCGCTTGCCTATCTCGAACTCGCTGAGGATATCGAAGAACGTGATTTGCATTATGCCGGCATCATGGCAACCCGCAAACGTTCCGTCGCGCAATTGCCGATCACGGTGGTTGCTGCTTCCGATGACGCAGACCACAAGAAACATGCGGAGCTGGTTCAGTCCTGGCTTGATGAAGGCGTTCTGCAGGCAGCCTTATTCGACATGCTGGATGCGATCGGCAAAGGCTTTTCAGTGCTCGAGACAGATTGGCAGACCAATGCCTGGGGCAACACGCTGCCGCGCGAACTGATCTACCGGACGCCGCGCTGGTTCACCTTCGACCTCACCGATGGCGAAACCGTGTTGCTCCGCGAGGGTGTGGCCAATGAGCCATTGGCGGCCCATAAATTTGTCGTCCACCGCCACAAATCCAAATCCGGCCTGACGATCCGTTCCGGCATTGCCCGGATGGCATCCTGGTCATGGATGTTCAAATCGTTCACGGTCCGCGACTGGGCGATCTTTGCCCAGAATTTTGGCCAGCCGATCCGCGTCGGCAAATATGGACGCGGCGCGACCGAGGCCGAAAAGGATGTGTTGTGGCGGGCGGTCTCCGGCATTGCCGGCGATTGCGCAGCGATCATCCCGCGGGAAATGTTGATCGAGTTCCAGGAAGTGGCGAGCAAAGGATCATCCACAGATCTGTTCGAACGCCGCGCCGACTGGCTCGATCGTCAGATGTCCAAGGTGGTGCTTGGCCAGACTGCGACGACAGATGCGATTGCCGGCGGTCATGCTGTCGGCAAGACCCATCGTCTCGTCCAGGAAGATATTGAGCGCTCGGACGCCATGGCCGCCTCGGCGACCATCAACATCCAGCTTATTCCCAACATCGTTGCCTTCAATTTCGGACCGCAGGACCGTTATCCGAAGGTCCATATCGGCCGGCCGGACGAAGTGCCACTTTCGGAATTTTCCACGGCCTTCAATGATCTCGGCCCGCTCGGCCTGACTGCCGGCATCTCCTACATCCGCAATCGCTTCGGCATCCCCGCGCCCGCAAAGGGCGAGGAGTTGGTGGGCGGCCGGGCGGCGATCGCAACGCCCGTCACGCCGCCTGTCATTCCAACAAAGCCAGCCAGGCAAACCACGCAGCATCTATTTGCGGCGAGGCATTCCGTCGCCCAGGACGCCTTGACCGAGAAGCTGCTCGCCCGGATCAGCGAGGAATCAGACGGCGCGATGTCCGGCCTGGTGGAGGACGTGCGCAAAGCCTTGATGGAGGCCACTGATCTCAGGGACGCCGCAGCCCGGTTGGCGCAGCTCGATCTCAGCGCTGATCAGCTGACCGAGGCGATGGCGCGGGGCATGGCCCTGGCGCATCTGGCCGGGCAAGCCGCCCTCATCGACGACCTCAATAGCCGGTCATGAAAACGGGGCAAAGAATAGCCCCTTGGGCGCGTTCGTCAGGGTCGAATAGCCGGATGCCCGGCCCAAACCCTAAAAACGCGTCCAGGGGCTTCAAATGCACTTCAAATTTTGATCGAAGGGGCAATGGAGGATGGTGACGACGGCAAGCGCGCTCGATCTGCCCTTTACCGAGGCGATCGACTTCCTCAAGCAAAAGACCGCCACCCCGACCAAAAGCTGGCGTGATGTCTGGGATGCGGCGCATTCGAAAATGTTCATGGTGGCTGGCGCCAACAAACAGGCGATCGTGGAAGACTTCCAGGCGGCAATCGTCAAGGCGATCGAGACCGGCACGACGCTGGCAGAGTTCCAGAAGGATTTCGACAAAATCGTCAAGACCAATGGTTGGTCGTACAAGGGCGATCGCGGCTGGCGGACCAAGACGATCTTTGAAACCAACATGCGCACCGCCTATGCCGCCGGCCGCTATGCCCAGGCAACCGACCCGGATGTGCTCGCGGCCTTTCCCTACTGGCAATATAATCATTCCGGCGCGACCCATCCACGCGTCCAGCATCTGGCCTGGAACGGCACGGTGCTGGCGGCCGACGATCCGTTCTGGAATGAGGCCTACCCGCCCAATGGTTTCGGCTGCGGCTGCTTTGTCACCTCGGTGTCGCGCGGCGGCTTGAAACGCCAGGGCAAGGCTGGTCCGGATCGCTCGCCCAATCTCGACCAGGTCGGAACCGATCAGCCGCTCGGCATCGATCCATCCTTCGCCTATAACCCGGGCAAGGCGTGGTTGACGCAAACCGCGCCCGGGCCAAAGGTGGTGACCGCCAGTCAGGCAATGGTGGCGGCGTTTGCAAAATCATCCCTCCGGGGCAAATGGCCGGATGGCAGCTGGACGCCGGTGGGCGCGGTCGACAAAACCATGGCCGGGACGCTCGATGTCAAGGCAGCCACCGAAATCCGGCTGCCGGCGGAGACGATCCGCAGTCTGGGCGAGACGATCAGCCTGGAGACGCTCGCCAATCTGCCAAGCTGGTTGAGCAAGTCGGGCCGCATCAAGGTCGACAGCCAAGGCAATATTGTCATTGTCGGCACGCTGGACGGCAAGACCTATTGTGCGACGATCCGGATCGAGCGGCAGAAAGACCGATCGTCGGTCACGGTCACGGATCTGAAGCCAATCACCGCGCGGCAGGCGGCAGCGCTGAAGGACCTCCAATGAGCGGCATTTCGATATCGGTGACGATCGACGACAAGGCCGTCCGGCGGGCCTTTCTGCAGTTGGAAAAGCTGATGGCCAACACCACGCCCGTGATGCGGGCGATCGGCGTTGGCCTCGTATCATCTACCCATATGCGCTTTGTCACGCAAACCGATCCCGAAGGACAGGCTTGGCACGCACTGAATCCTGAATATGCCGCCGGCAAGCGCAATAGCCGGATTTTGACCGAGAGCGGCAGGTTGAGGGATAGCATCAACGCCCAGGCCGGCAACGACCAGGTGACGGTTGGAACCAATGTGATCTACGCGGCAATCCACCAGCTCGGCGGCACCATCAAGCCGAAAAACGCCAGCCATCTCTACTTCCGGATCGGCGGCCGTCTGGTCATGGCCAACAGTGTGACCTTGCCCGCCCGCCCATTCCTCGGTATATCGAAAGACGACGAGACGGAAATTGCCGAAATCGTCTTCGGCTTCCTGGAACGCTATTCGAACCGCCCCTGATCTCCGCACCGCATTGCCGCCCATCTAGGCGGGCATGAACAGCCCGGCCGCCGCATGGCAGTTTGCGGGCCATGAAAACAGCGCTTCACACCTACTTCAAGGCTCTTCACGCCGCCGATGGCAGCGTGCCCGACTGGCTGGAGCTTATTCCGGCTGGTACGTTTTCGGGTGTCGACGGTCGTGGACCTTACATCAACGACAAGCCTGAAGATGTTGTGGCAATTTTTAATGCCGAAGGCCGCAAACTGCCGATCGATGAAAACCATTCGATCGACTTTGTCGGCGGTGCCGGCCTGCCATCGCCAGCGCGCGGCTGGATCACGGCGCTAGAGGTGCGGCAAGGCAGCATCTGGGGCAAGGTCGAATGGACCGATGCCGGCAAGGCGCTGATGACCGATCAGGCCTATGGCTTTCTCTCCCCGGTTTTTTTGCACGGCAAACAGAAGCCAATGCGTGTCGCCAAGCTCTTGCGGGTGGCGCTGACCAACAATCCAAACCTTGATCAACTGAAATCGCTTCACAGCCAACAGGAGACTGACATGCTTGAAGAGCTGCGGAAGGCCCTCGGCCTTCCCGAGACTGCCGATGAGGCTGCCGTCATGGCCGCCGTCATGGCAGCGCATACCGCCAACCAGGCACATGTTGCGCTGATGGCGCGGATCGCCACGGTCGCCAATGTCGCGGCGGGCACCACAGGCGATGCCCTGGTAGCAGCCCTTCAGACGGCTGTCACCAAGCCGACCGGCGAGCAGACCACGGAGATCGCAAACCTGCAGGGCCAGTTGCTGGCCATGCAGAACCAGCTGACCAGCTACGTCCAGGTTACCTCGAAGGACAAGGCGGTATCGGTGATCGACAAGGCCGTCCAGGACGGCAAGATCATCCCGGCGCTGCGCGATCATTACGTCGCGCGCCACATGAAGGATTCGAGCGAGGTCGAGAAGGAAATCTCGCTCCTGCCGTCGCTGAATGCCGGCGGCCTGGGCAAGCGCCAGCCGCCGCAGTCCGGCGACACGGTCGCACCTGATGCGGACGAGCTGAAGGTTGCGGCCCTGATGGGCATCGACGCTACGGCATTCGCGGCAACCCATAAGACGATTTACGGCAAGGCGGTGCTCTGATGACGGCGACCAATGATCTCTTTTATCTTGAAAAACCCGGCCAGTCCTACGGCTTCGGCGTGCTGGCCGGAATCAAGCTCTACGGCCGCGCCGTGGTCGGCATCACCTCGACCAAGCTCGCCGTGCCGGCGGGCCATGTCTCGGCGGTCAAGCTGATCGGCCTCGCGGAAGAGCGCACCGACAACACCCTTGGCGCAGATGGCGATGTCAAGGTGCGCGCCAAGAAGGGCGTCTATCTCATCCCGCTTTCCGCCACCGTCGCCAATATCGGTGCGGCCGTCTACGCGACCGCCGACGATACATTCACGCTTTCCACGACCGGCAGCCCGCTGCAGATCGGCGTCATCGACGCCGTCGACGCGGACGGCACCTGGCTGAAAATCTGAGGGACCTCTGATGGATATCAATGTCGCCACCCTGCGAGGCATTTACACCTCGCTTTCGACCGCCTTCAATGTGCGGTTTGCTTCCGTCAAGCCACTCTATGGCATCATCGCCATGGACGTGCCCTCGACCACCTCGCAGAACGAATATCCGCGCCTCGACGATATGCCGGGCATCCGCGAATGGGTTGGCGAACGTCTCATTCACCGGCTCGGCGCGCAGACCTACACGATCCGCAACAAGTCGTTCGAAAAGACGATCGCCATCAAGCGTCCTCAGATCGAGGATGATCAGATCGGGATCTTTGGAAACATTGCCGGCCAGTTTGGCCAGGACGCCGCAAGCTTCCCCGACAAGCTGGTTTGGCCGTTGCTCAACAATGGCGATACGACGATTTGCTATGACGGTCAGTATTTCTTCGACACGGACCATCCCGGTTATGACGCCAGTGGCCAGCTGACCTCTGTTGCCAATTTCGTGGCGGGTTCCGGTCCGGCCTGGTACCTGGTCGACGACACCCAAGTGGTCAAGCCGATCGTCTATCAGAAGCGCAAGGATTTCAAACTCACTCCGCTGTTCGCCGAAACCGATCCGAACGTTTTCTATCGCGATGAATTTGTCTGGGGCACGGATGGCCGCTGCAATGCCGGTTACGGCCTATGGCAGCTCGCCTACAAATCCAAGGCGACGCTCAACGAAGCCAATTTCAACGCCGCCCGCGCGGCCATGCAGGCGCTTCGCAAGGCGGATGGCGACATTATCAATATCCGTCCGACCAAGATCCTGGTGCCGCCGGCGCTCGGGCCGACTGCCCGCAAGCTGCTCAATGCCGAACTTATCAATGGCGGTGAAAGCAACACCTTGGCCGGTATCGTCGAGGTGGTCGAGGTCGGCTACCTCAGCTGATCGTACAAGCCATTTATCCCGCCCGGTCACCGGGCGGGGTTTTCCAGAGCCGCCAGAGCGCCGGTCGATGTTTTCCGGGCATTCCTGACTTCACTTTCGTCGGGATGAGGGGCAATTGATCCGAGATGCGCAGAGATTGAAGGATATTCCCGGCACCATCGTTCATGGCC